GATTGATGATGGAGAGCAATTTGGTGATGATGAACTCAAAACTCTTTCTTGGACTTACCGATGACTGACGAACAACAAGAAATTATAGACGCATTTATGAGTGACTTCAAAGAACTTTTGTGTAAATATGGGGCAGAGTTTGAAGTTGATTATGAGGTTTCTACTACATATGAAGTTATTCCTAATGCTAAACTTCGCATTCATTCTTTCTATGATTATGAAAAGGATAAACTTGTAAGACCTTATATCAACTTTCAACTGCCCAATTACATCAATCCTAACTGATGAACTACCATAAATAATAACACCTGTGTGGTTCGCATCTATCAGGTGGAAAAGGTGCTTTTGCACCTTTTCTTGTATAAATAGTATTGCGAACCACAACAGAGTAGAAATGAACTATCTAAAGGTTTATTGTAATCTTATCAGGAAAGCAGAGAATAGAACTCCTCCTGAAGGTTATATAGAAAAACATCATACATTTCCAGTAAGTATCTTTGGAAAGAATAAAAGAATTGTAGTGCTCACGGCAAGAGAACATTATATCGCACACGCACTATTAGAAAAGGCATTTATAAAAAGATACGGATTACATCATTATAAAACTCATAAAATGACTTATGCTCATATAAGAATGAAAGGTAATAAAAGATATTATAATTCTTATCTTTATGAAAAATGTAGAAATAGATTTAGTGTGCTAATTACTGAAAAAAATAAAGGAAGGGTGCATTCAATAGAAACCAGAGAAAAGATGGGTATTATTAGTGAAGATGTTAGAATTTTGAGACAAAATATTGGAAGAGAAGTTGGTAATAAATTTGTAGAATTGAAAGTTGGTATTCACAATTTTACGCAAGAAGAAAGAGTTGAAGTTGCTAAAATGGGTGGAAATAAGTGTAAAGAACTTGGTAAAGGTATTCATAGTAGGACAGAAGATGAGAAATCAAAAGATGGTAAAAAGGGTGGTAAAAAAACTTATGAACTAAAAATTGGTGTCTTTTCTATATCACCAGAAGAAAGGTTAAAAATTATTCAAAAAGTAAATTCTCAAAAATGGATGTGTCTTGAAACTGGTTATATTACTAATTCTGGTGCCCTTTCAAACTATCAAAAGAAAAGAGGAATAGACACTTCCAAAAGAAAACAAGTAGCATAGAGGACACTTGAACAACTGGCACAGGGGCACTTGAAAGTAGATGCCGTTTCTGGTATAATACTTTTATAAACAAACAAACCGATGTCTCTAAACTACCTCTGTTTATTAAATGGACTTGTAGAATATGGTAGCACCAGTTTGAGTGATTTTGCTCACTATCAACTGGTGTATGCCGAAGAACACCGTGATGCTGATGTTCAGTATCTCACACTGACTGATGAAGAGTATGATGCTATGTTTCCTGTGGAGGAGGGTGATTACTAATGACTGTTGCTGAATGGATTGAGAAACTCAAACAGTTTCCACAAGACAAACAAGTAAAAATCACAGATGGGCATAAGTATCACTTTTACGAAGGTGATTTTGACTTCCAACTCTTTGAGGATGTAGATGGTTCTACCTGTGTAGATATTGGTATTGGTGGATTTGAGGTAGAAGAATGAGATGGGATGACGATCCGATTGGAGTTGGTATTCTTGTTTTTGCTATTAGTATTTTTGTGCTTGGAGGTTCAGTAGGTTCGGGTATTATGAAATCAAACTACATCACAGAAGGAAGAAGTCAAGGTATTGTCTTCTGCTCCGAGAAACCAAAGGAATGTGTGGTAGAATACCAGTACATCAAACTTAAAGAGACACAAAAATGACTGACGAACAAATTGAAGAACAACTCTTGAGGTTTTCCCGAGCAATTCGTAAAGAAACTATTGAGGAAGTTCTTACTTTACTGAAAGATGTTCCTAATCCAGAAGCAAATAGAACAGCAATCAATCGTATTATGAGTATGAATAATGACTAACGAACAAATCCTTGAACTTGCTAAAACCTGTGGATTTGATGATTTCACTGGTGAGAAAGAAAACTTCTGGGAGTGTTGGGAAGAACAACTCTTGAAGTTTGCCCTTGCAATTCACGAAGATGGATACAATAAGGGTTATGGAGAAGGTTGGAGAGAAGGTTATGATGTCGGTGTTATTGAGTACAGCAATGACTAACAATCTACCAGAACCTGATGATGCTCCGTGGTTAAATCTCTCACCACAAGAAGTAGAAGAACTGCGATATAATAAGCAAGAACTCACAAAGTATGGTAAGGAGAAATTTGCAAAACTTGTAAAAGAGGGTATTTTGAAGTATAATGATGCACTACGTAGACTTGCAGAATGACTGAAATTGAAAAACTACAAGTAGAGATTAAAACTCTTCAAGATAAACTTGTAATTCTAAAACAAGTTGAGAAATTTAAGTCGCAAAAACTTTGGTATATTATGAGAGACAAACTTGGTTTCTCCATTGATATGTGTGATGAGATTGTAGATGTCGTTGATGAATGGTTGCCTCAACCACAATCTGCTGCTGGTTCACAAAATACAAATACTGAATTGCTTGTAGATGGGCACAATCACTGTTTGCGTAAAATGAAGGAGATGTTGCGATGAATAAATATCTAAAAAACCTAATGATTACTTTTAAGCAGTTTTTAGAAGAAGCAAAGAAGAAAGAAATTGCTAAGATACAAGCAAAAGCAGTAAATCCAAACAAAACATTGTCTAAAAGTGAAGTAATGAAAGTTCTCAATTCTCAGGGTGGAATTGGGGGCAATGCAGTTAAGAAAGCAAAAGGAATACAATAAAAAATATAATGATGTGACAGTTGTAGAACTGGTCGCTATATTTACCAAAACACCTAAATCCATGCTATCATACTTGTATGATTAAAACCACTGAAACAGTTATTGAGTTCACCAACAAATTGTGTGAAACTCTTCGTGAAAATTACAGGCAATACAGGATTGCATCACACAGGCATTACATTGCCAAAGGTGATAATGTAGACTACCACAAAGAACAGATTGATGAACTTTGTATGGGTAATGGTGTGCCTGAGTTCACCATTACAAAAGGTAAAAAATACCTAAAAGTTATTATGAAAGATTATAATCAAAGTTCTGCACATTTGTTTGTAGATCAAACTAATGGTGATGTATTCAAACCTGCATCATTTAAAGCACCTGCAAAAGGTGTAAGGTATAACTTGCTTGATGATAAATCAAGAAAAGAAATGCTAACTCGTGCAGATTGGGCAGGTTCTTATTTGTACAAATGAAATACGTACTATTTGCTATTACTTGTTTAGTCCTTGTTAATGTTATAAATGCAAATGCTGACAATCAAATAAAAAGAGATTTGCAGCATTTGCATTATACCATGTGACACTTGTAGAACCGTCCCTATATGCTTGACTTTTTAGTGAATCTATGGTATCATACATGTATGAAAGATAAATTTATGAGTGACACCTCACTTGACCTATTTTGTGATCACATTGATGCACAACTTGCTGATGAATATGCTATGGATTTAGAAGCAAAAGCAGCAGAGTTAGAAATAACTGTGGACTACTACATGGCAGAGTTTCTTTAACTTTTAACACATCAACTTGAACACATTATTAACAACAACATGCTTACCATTTCACAACCTTTTCATCATCTTAATCTGCCTAAACTTGCAGACATTCCTACTGAAACTGTAAATGGTTCACGTAAATATGTGGTGAATGGTAAACTATTGCCATCCATTACTTCTGTTACATCTTACCAAACTCGTCAGAGTATCAATGAATGGAGGAAACGTGTAGGTGAAGATGTAGCAAATAAAATCAGTCAATTTGCATCAACCAATGGCACAAAGTTTCATAGTATTGTAGAACAATATGTTGACAATTCTATTGACTTTGTAGAATATGAAGGCAATGAACAGTATGAAGTTGCTCTCAAACTTTTCAATCAATTTCAACACTTGCTTGATAGGATTAACAATGTTCATTATCAAGAATGTGCATTGTATTCTCAACAACTTGGAATTGCAGGTCGTGTAGATTGTATTGCTGAATTTGATGGTGAATTGTCTATCATTGACTTCAAGAGTTCTTCTAAACCAAAGTATGAATCACAGATTCTTGGTTATTTTGTGCAGGAGACAGGTTATGCTAAAATGTATGAAGAAATGACTGGTAGGAAAGTTACTCAAATTGTAACCTTGATTTCTTGTCATTCAGGAGAGACACAAGTTTATGTCAGAAACCCTGATGATTATGTTGACACTCTCAAACAGTATATTGCTGATTACAATAACAAAGGTAACTGATTATGGGCATTTGGCGTGCAGAATGCTGGTTAGGTTCTGAATCTGGTTATCAAGAATTAGAAGTCAAAGCAAATACCTGGAATGGTGCAAAGACTCAACTTGAAAGGATTTATGGTGCAGAACAAATTATAAACCTGCATGAAGTAAGTTCCGCATCTAATTCTAATGGTGGTGCGGAACCTGGTGGCATTCTATTTGTATTGTTCTTGTTGTTTATAGTAGCAGCATGGAAGTACATGCTAATTATTGGTGCTATTGGTCTTGCAATTTGGATTATAATGTCTATGATTAAGGAGTAATCCTTTTTTGCCTCAGTAGCACAGTGGTAGTGCAATCGCCTTGTAAGCGATAGGTCGCAAGTTCAAATCTTGTCTGAGGCTTATACTATGTGCCAGTTGTAGAACTGGTCGCTATATTTACCGAAATGCTGGAATCCATGCTATCATACATGTATGATAAATCAAAAAAGCACTCAAATGGATCAAATCTTCCACTATCACACAGACTGGAAGGAAGGTAAAGTTAATCAGATGTGGATTCAACAACTTGGTGATGATGATTGTGGCAACATGTATGTTGCTATTTCATACAACCCTCACAAAGATATGAGCATGGTTATGTCCAAACCACGCACATCTTACTGGGAAACTCTACAATGGGTTCGCAAGTTCTGTGGTTCTTTCTCTATTCTCTGAAATTATGAATACCAAAAACTGGGTTATTAAGATTGAAATTGCTATTGATGAGAATAGTCACCCTCGCAAGTTCATTCCTGATGCTATTGCTGAATGTCTAAACTTTGAGGAAGGTGAAGATATTATTGACTATGATTTTGTTTGCTTAGATTGATGAAAAACTACAAAGTTACAGTTGATACCAATGATGGATGTAGGACCATTTGGTATGAGAAATCCAGTGCAAAGAAAGCACCTACAATTATATGCAATCGTGTATGTTTGCAACTGCAAGGATTAAATCTTAAAGACGTTACTGTTGAAGTTTCTGTATAAATTATGACCACATTTCCTACATTTCAATCCAAAGATGGCACTAGGATTGTGTCATTTTATCCTGTGAAAACACCATTTGGTGATATATCTGAAACCTGGACATTTAAAGTGCTTGAATGGAAAGGAATTAAGACAATCTCCAAGAAGTTCATTAACAAAGTTGAGCACAAAGTTCAACTGAAAGAGTATCAATCTCTTGATTATGTTGTCATTGAAGATAACACCAATTTTCCACAGTTAGGTAATCCTATGGCAGGTGCCTGTTAGTTATATCATGTGCCAGTTGTGAAACTGGTCGCTATATTTACCAAAACCCCTCAAACCGTGCTACCATACAGGTATGGAAAAAAACAAAACATTCTCAAAACTCATTTACAATATCTCAAACCCCAAATGTGTAGTGTTTGATCTAGATGCCACATTGTGCCATCATGGTGATCAATCAGGGTTTGAAGATTGTGATCAATTTCAACCCATAGATGCTGTTGTAGATGTTGCTAAGCACTGCAAATCGCATGGTTATGATTTAGTTATTGCTACTGCTCGTCCTGATACATTTGCAGAGGGTACAGGGTATTGGTTACAGGAACATTTGCCTGAGTTTGATGCACTTTACATGAAGAATGCTGATGATGATGCAACTGGTTCCACTGCTAAGGGTCATCAACTGATGGACATTCTCAGGTTCTGGGATGACATTGAGTTCTGGGTTGATGATAGTCCATTCAATGCAAAAGTCATTGAGGATCATGCTGTGCACTGCATTCGTCCTTCTCACAATGATGCCTTCTGGGCAGATTATGGAGATCAGTGATTGCTAACCTGGAATGACAATGTAACACAAACTCCTGGCAATGTTGCATATTTTCTTTATATGCAACAGGCATACAAACCTCATACTTCTATCCCTACTAGGGAAGAGTTATTGATAAGAAATCCACAATATCTTATCAAGAGGGAGTTAGACAAGGCAGAAAGATCCAAAGGATTAAAAAGATTTTATTTACAAGAATGATGAACCAAAGTACAAAAGACCACCTGATCAACATGTTATCTGGTGCCCTGAATGTGTGTGAAAATGTTGATTTCAGTGAGGAAGGAATACAGAATCCAGATAGATCACCATACTATGCAGTGGGATACAGTAGGACTGCACTTCAAGGGGCATTGGATATGCTTACCAGTGACCTCTAAATGATAGCATGTGCCAGTTGTAAAACTGGTCGCTATATTTACCAAAACCCCTCAATCCATGCTATCATACATGTATGATCAATCAAAAAACCACTTCTGACCAAATGACTAACACTAACTCCGACATTATTATCACTGATTGGAGTGACATTTATGTGATCAATGATAATAATTTGTTTATTGATTTCATGGAGAACTATGGTGCTGAGAATGTAAAGTTCTGGGAAGAATATCAAGAGCAGGTTGAGAACTTCAATCAAGAGATTGTTGATGCATTCCTTGAAATGTGGACACTTGATGATCTTCCTCATGTTGAAGATGCCTTCTATGGGCAATATGATACCCCTGAAATCTTTGCAGAGGAGTTCTACACTGACATCATGGGAACTGAGATTCCCAATGGCATTGTAGTGGATTGGGAAGCAACTTGGAATTGCACACTTCGTTATGACTTTACATTTGAGGAAGGTTATATCTTCAACAGAAACTGGTAGATTATTGCACTAAATCCTTCTACACAAAATGTAGTGGATTTTCTGCAATGTTCTAAACATTGTATTACTTAACAAACAACAAATGACTACACTTTCTTTCCCTAAGATCACTGCCCTGGGTATGCTTGCCAAGGCACAAGATGGCAACCAACTGTTGCAAATCTTGGATGCAGTAATTGATACCAACGTGGATCAAGTTCCTGTTCCCAGTGATGCTTATATCATGGAGAATGATTATGATGATAGCATGGATGTATGAGGTCTAAGTGATGTGATGTGCCAGTTGTGAAACTGGTCGGTATATTTACCGAAATGCCTGAATCCATGCTATGATACATGTATCAAAGGTTGAAAAACAACCAACACCAAAAATGACTAACACTTTCCAAACCAACATTGAAGATTCCAACTATAATGGTTGGGCAAATTATGAGACCTGGAATGTATCACTCTGGATTCAGAATGATGAAGGTCTGTATCACTTAGCACAGGAGGCAGGTGATTATCAAACTTTTGTAGATTGTCTGGAAGCAGTTAGTTTCAATGATAAATCTACACCTGATGGAGTATCATTTACTGACCCCAAAGTGAACAAGATTGAACTCAATGAAATGCTGCAAGATCTGAACTAAACTAATGACCATCAAGTACACTTTTGACATTGAGACTAAACAACCTGTGTATGCTATCTGTCATAATGATAGGTGCATCTTCCTGACTACATCTATCACAACAGCAATCAAAAAAGTACAAAATTATGCAGTACAAAATCACTGAAATTGAGTTTGATCTGACTGATGATTGTGGTGAGTACATTGATACTGAAATGCTACAACATCAACTCCAAAAAGGTTACATAGGCAAAGTCTTAGATGTAACAGAAGAGGATGAACTTGTAAACCTAATCAGTGATAAATCTGGTTGGTGTATTAACGCTATTCAATATGAACAAGTATGATGGAAACTGAACAAAACAAAGTATTTCAAATTGAACTGTGTAAAGAAGATGCAGAGAGGATTCTTGTTGCATTAGAACTGCTGCGGAGTAAGGTATTACATTTTGCACAAACTACTGATCCTAGTTATAGCAAGGAAACACCCTGGTTAGAGTTTAGTTATGTGTCTGAGTTGCTGAATGACATGGAACACAAATTGAATATAGATCAGTGGTGAAATGTAGTGAAATGGGGATATAACTGAAATCAATTAAATGTGTGAATAAATGTATAGTAGTTTTCCACAAGTAAGTGTATATCCTGTGGAAAAAGTGTGTTAATTGTGTGATACTCAGTAAATGCCTCTGGTTGTAGTGATCAGTAAGGTATATTTAATATGTTGGTAAATGTGTCTGGTTGTAGTGATCTTGGCCCACATTCTATCACAAATCCTCCCAAATGTCAACACCCCCCAGGCACTCCAAATACTGGCACAATGCCCCTTGACAGATAGTTTTCCACAGGCACTAAGTATAAATCAGTGAGAACACAGTGAGGGACTAGGATTATAGTGAAACCCAGTGAATATGCCTGTGGAAAACTATACAAATTGTGGAAAACTATTTTTCCACAGGTATATTCAGTGATGTACAGTAGGGTATACTTAGCAGTGAATGTGCAGTCCTGTGAGTATTCTTACAATTACACAGTGAGATATACCTATTGACAAATGTGCAGTCCTGTGTTATAGTGAATTGGCAGTATTATGGGGTATATGTGTGTGGTGGGGGTGGGTAATGCGAAAAACCACAACTACCCTAACCTACAAACCTTTGAAAAAGCGAGAACGATATAAAGATGAATAAAAAAAATTTTCCCCCCATAAAAAATCCTGTAAGGTTGCTCTATGAGAGGGGTTATGGAACCACAATAAGTCCCTTAGATGAGGTGAGTTATATTGTGAGTTGCCTTAGAGAAACTGTAAATATAGTTGTTACCAATTATGTGAAAAAATTTTCCAGGGGTAAAAAATGAATTGTAAGTTAATTGCCAGAGATAGGATATTTTGTGAGGGTACAATGGCACAATGCCAGAAGGCACTCTCAGACATTTCCATGATGATGGATATATTTTCTACTGATTTTGAGGTAGAGGAGTTTGTGATTAGTATTGGAGAGGACAAATGAACTGGTTTGAGTATTTGATAGGACACTGTTGGATGCGTGGATGGCAGAATATTGGGGATGCCTTTAAGATGTGGGGACATCTGATGGGTAGTAATTATGAGGATTATATTTTAGATGATGATCCAGATGTAGATCCAGAAGAAGAATGTCTCAGTTGGTTTTGGTGGACATTAGGGGAGGATACTGTATATTCAAAAGAGTTTCTTGAATATCTAATACAGATAGCAGATGATGTAAGAACTGGTAAGGCAAAGACTTATTCAATGGATGAGGTTATGGAGGATTTAAAAGGTGACATTTGATACTGTTTTTATTTCTGATGTTCATTTAGGAACTGATAGGTGTAATACCGAGAAGTTCTTGAAGTTTCTTAAAGGACTTAAAACTAAGAAACTTGTAATGGTAGGTGATATTATTGACATCTATTGTATGGAGAAGTATGGAACACGATGGAAGCATGAACATACTGAATGTGTTCATGCCCTTTTAGATTTGTGTAAGAAGGGTACTGAGGTTGTCTATGTTCTTGGTAATCATGAAGGTATGATACGAAGGTATTGTAACTTTGCGCACAAGAACTTTATGATGTGCGATGAATATGTTCATAAGGATAGTACTGGGAATAAGTATCTCTGTACCCATGGAGATAAGCACTCTGAGTTTTCTTCTGGTTCTTGGAAGCAACTAATGTTTAATTGGGGATATGAATTTATTACGCCATTGAGTATTTTTTTGAATCGTTATTTCAGGTTCTCTCTGGTTCATTTCTTAAAGAATACTATGCGTGGTAAAGGATATATTAATAAGTATGAGAATGATATTGTTGGATATTGTGTTCAGCAAGATAAGAAGTATAATGGTATTATCTGTGGTCACATTCATCATGCAAACATTCGTAAGTTTGGTAAGATGATGTATATGTGTTGTGGAGATTTTGTTGATACTTGTTCTGCTATTGTAGAAAAGAATGGCGTTTATTGTTTGGAGAAATACTAATGAGTATTGAGGATCAGACAACTTATACAAAGGAAATTGGTGAGTATCTTATGAAGGATAAAATGAATAGGCACACTGTCATCCTTTCAAGTCTTATTGATGGTGCCACAGTAAGGATTCAGATTGTTGTAGATACTCCTATGAATGCTGAACAACTTAAGTCTTATTATGAATGTAAGAGTATTACTATTAGTGATGTTGAGGTTTTATAGCGGTTTTGTCTCTACCAATATCTCTTTCAATTGACATAGAATAAATAGTGTAGTATCATTGAATTGGTACGTACATAATCAAATTTGAGAATTTTATGGCTAAAGGATTTACTGTAAAAGCAAAAACACCTGAACCTCAAGAACAACAACCCCTATTTAATCTTGAGGAATGTAAGGAAAAGATTAGGGGTAAGAGTATTGTATTTTGTTTACCTGGACGTGGGGTATCATATACATTCTTAAAATCATTTGTACAACTTTGTTTTGATTTGGTACAGTCTGGAGCAAGTATTCAGATTAGTCAGGATTACAGTTCCATGGTTAACTTTGCAAGATGTAAGGTACTTGGAGCCAATGTTCTTGCAGGACCAGATCAGGTGCCCTGGCAAGGTAGGTTGAACTATGATTATCAACTATGGATTGATAGTGATATTGTATTCAATAGTGATGCATTTTGGGCACTGGTTCAAATGGATAAGGATATTGCAGCAGGATGGTATGCCACAGAGGATGGTAGGACTACATCTGTTGCCCATTGGTTGGATGAAGAGAACTTTGCCAAGAATGGTGGGGTCATGAATCATGAGATGGTAGATACCATTTCTAATAGGAAGAAACCATTTACAGTAGACTATACTGGTTTTGGTTGGGTTCTAATTAAGAAGGGCGTCTTTGAACACCCTGAGATGAAGTATCCTTGGTTTGCACCTCAGATGCAAGTCTTTGAATCTGGTGATGTTCAGGATATGTGTGGTGAAGATGTCTCATTCTGTTTAGAGGCTACTAGAAAATGTGGTTTTGAGATTTGGTGCCATCCACAAATTCGTGTAGGACATGAAAAAACAAGAGTCATTTAGAATTCTTTGTAATGGTAGGGTCATCTACCAAAACCTCTCTCAGGAGGAGATGTTTGAGACCATGGATGACCTTTCCCAACAATTCTATGATACAGGGCTTCCCAATCCCCAGGACCTTGTGGTAGAATGTGTAGGTGATCCTGAGGAATAAACACTATGGCAAAGCGTCCATCACTGACCAATAAAGTAGTTATTGAAAGTACACCCAAGAAAACACGTCAAGGGCGTTCTCAAAACACTAGTCTATCTGCCACTTCAAGGAATGGTCGTAGAAAGCGTTATAGAGGACAAGGAAATTAATTTAAAGGGACCTTCTGGGTCCTTTTTTAATGTCTATATAAAGTATTAAGGGATAGCAACCCCTTAAAAAGTTCTAATTCAATCGAATTAGGGAGCAAATGTCTAACTTACCTGTTGATAGGGACAAAAATTATATGTACCAAATGTGGGGAACCACAAATTTGGTAACTGATTATGGTGTAAAACTTGAAAAGAAAACTATTCAAGAGATTATGCATGATGATATACCAAAAAATAAGCATCACTTAAAAGAACAAGCAGAACTTCATGCTATTATTCGTAATGATGCAGATTATGATGATTGGGAATATGGAACTGAACCAGTTTATGGAAAACCACAATAAATAAAAGTAACATATTACATAGTTAAAGGTGCCCTTAGAGAATATATCAAGAGGATTTAAAGATATCAGTTTGTCTTTTCTAAGGCATCCTGTGACAAATGATATTGGCACCCTTACAAATGAAGATGCAATTAAGCGATCAGTAGTTAATTTGGTAAGAACAAGAGTTGGAGAAAGATTCTTCAACTCTCTTTTAGGTTCTAATGTAGAAAACTACTTCTTTGAACTTGCAGATAGTGGTATTGTAGATCCTTTACAAGAAGAAATTAAAACAGTTATTTCTAACTTTGAACCAAGAGTTACTGTTAGATCAGTTGATGTTGCAGTATATCCTGAATATAATGAACTAGATGTAACTATATCATATGATATTGTTGGACTTGCTGTTCCAACGCAGGCAATCAATTTCATATTACAACCCACTAGATACTAATGGCATTTACAGATTTTACTAATCTAGATTTTGATCAGATTAGAGCATCCATTAAAGATTACCTAAGGGCAAATTCAACCTTTACGGATTTTGATTTCGAGGGTTCTAACTTTTCTATTCTGATTGATGTACTTGCATACAATAGTTATCTGACTGCCTACAACACCAATATGGTGGCAAATGAGGCATTCCTTGATAGTGCTACCATTAGAGAGAATGTAGTATCACTGGCAAGGAACATAGGGTTTGTACCCCTGTCTAGAAGGGCAGCAAAGGCAAACATTTCATTCATAGTTACCAATATCAACTCACAAGTTAAAACTGCCACCTTGAAGGCAGGAGTGGTATGTACAGGCAACTTAGATAATACCAGTTATATCTTTTCTATCCCAGAAGACATCACTGTTGGAGTTTCTAATCAAGAAGCAATTTTTTCAGATATAGACATTTATGAAGGAACATATCTTACAAAAACCTTTACAGTAGATACATCACAACCAAATCAAAAGTATATCATTCCAAATCCTTATGTAGATACATCTACAATTAGGGTAAATGTAAATGATGGAGGAACTATTGAGCAATATAATGTAGTAGATAATATTGTAGGTATCAATTCTACATCACAAATCTTCTTAATTCAAGAAGTTTCTGATGAAAAGTATGAACTTTTCTTTGGCGATGGTATTTTTGGTAAAAAATTAAGCAATACCAATAGAATTGATGCTTCTTATATTGTTACTAATGGTCCAGCAGGTAATGGAGCATCTAATTTTACATTCTCTGGATCAATTAAAGACAATACAGATGCAATAATTAGTGCAACTGTTGGTGTTATTGTTACTAATACTTCTTCTCAGAATGGAGATATCATTCAAAGTACAGAATCAGTAAGATATTATGCCCCAAGATTGTATGCAGCACAGAATAGAGCAGTTACTGCAGGAGATTATGAGGCACTTTTACCTTCAATCTACCCAAATATTGAATCAGTTACTGCATATGGGGGCGAAGAACTAACTCCACCACAATATGGAAAGGTTTTTATTGCTGCAAAACCAAAAAATTCAGATTATTTGTCCCAAGCAACAAAAGATTCTATCTTAAACTCCCTTAAAAAGTATTCAGTAGCAGGAATTAAACCAGAATTTGTAGATATTAATGTTCTTTATGTAGAATTAGACACCACATTCTATTATAATGCAAGTTTTATTGGTTCAGTAAGTAGTTTAACTACTCAAGTTACTAGTTCTTTAACTTCTTATGCTAACTCAACAGACTTAAACAAGTTTGGAGGAAGATTTAAATACAGTAAAGCATTAAGAATTATTGATGCTACCAATACAGCAATTACATCTAACATTACAAAAGTTAAAATTAGAAGAAATATAGGAACAATTTTAAATACACCTACAAATTATTATGTTTGTTTTGAAAATAGATTCCATATAGATTCAGAAGGATATAATATTCGTTCTTCTGGATTCTATGTTAATGGGGTTTCTGATATAGTTTATATTTCAGATATTCCAAATTCAGATATGTCTACTGGCAAATTATTCTTATTTTCAATAAAAGGTGATGTGGTTACTGTACAATCAAATAATATAGGAACAATTGATTATGTCAATGGAATTTTGAATATAGATAATATAAATGTATCTTCAACATTAAAACCAAATAATATTATTGAGGTTGAAGCAACTCCATATTCAAATGATATTGTTGCTAAAAAATCAATTTACCTTAAATTGGATATTGGAAATAGTATGATTGCGCCAGAAAAAGATATTGTATCTTCTGGTGAAAATTCTTCTGGTAGTATGTTTAGTCCAGAGTCAAGTTACCTGTCAGGAACCAAAATAAGAAATTAAGATGAATCAAGAAAAGAAAGTAGTTAAAATTAGTGATGTAATTCAAAATCAAATTCCAGAGTTTATTCTTTCGGATAACCCAAACTTTGTAGAATTTTTTAAACAGTACTATATTTCTCAAGAATTTCAAGGTTCTAATATAGATCTGGCAGAAAACTTAATTGAATATAAAAATGTAGATAGTTTTGATAATACAAATTTAATTGAAGAAACTACTTTATCATCAGCAGTAGAATTTTTTGATGATGTTATTAATGTAAGTTCTACTTCTGGATGGCCAAATCAATATGGTCTTTTAAAAATTGATGATGAAATTATCACTTATACTGGAATTACCAGCACTTCTTTTACTGGATGTGTTCGTGGATTTAGTGGAACATCATCATTAACACAAGAAAATAATCCAGAATTTTTAACATTTTCCCAAACAGAAGCATCAGAACATACTACACAATCTACTGTTCAAAATTTAAGTAATCTTTTCCTTAAAGAATTTTTTAGAAAAGTAAAGTATCAATTTACACCAGGATTTGAAGAACTTGATTTTGCTTCACAAATTAATCCACAAAACTTTATCAGTAAGGCAAAAACTTTTTACCAAACAAAAGGTACTGATGAAGCATTTAAAATTCTTTTTAAAGTTTTATATGCAGAAGATGTAAAGATAATTAAACCTGATGATTATTGCTTTACTCCATCAGATGATAAATGGAGAATTGTAGAATCTTTTATATGTGAGTTGGTTAGTGGAGACCCAACAAAAACTAAAGGACAGACATTATATCAAGATAGTTTCTCACAGTATAACATAGATAATGCAAATGGGTCAATCTATGATGTAGAAACATTTATATTTGAAGGTGAAACTTTTTATAAGTTACAAATTTTTTCTGGATACTCAAACAATTTAAACCCCAAAGGAAGCATAGAGGGGACCTTTGTAGCAACTCCAAAGACATTTGTGATAGAAGATACCCAAGCAGGTGCAACAGTCCTTACAGTTGATTCTACAGTAGGATTTGGCAATACTGGAACTTTGGAAATTGATGGGTTAACTGTTACTTATACAAATAAAACAAATAATCAATTTTTAGATTGTACTGGAATTACATCTACTATTGGCAGAAAAACAAAAGTATTTTCAGATCATTATCTTTATGCTTATGAAAGTGGTGATACCACTAATATAGTTAAATTTAAATTGTGTAATGTTTTATCAAAATTAGAAAGTTCTGATGTTTTATATGCATATGACCAAGATCCAATTCAAATATCTCAATTAGGATCAACAGAAGATTCTGTATTTTTAAGTTCATTAATATACAATATTCCTATTAGCATTTCTTCTGGATTTGCAGTCAATTCATTAACTACAGAAATTAGAAATAATCAACAAGAAGGATTTGCAATCAGTAATGGTTCTGTATTATGTAAATATCCCCATTATTTAAAAACTGGTGATACAGTTGATTTATACATTGAAAATGAAGAAGTATTAATTGCATCCAATCTTTCAGTTAGTGTTTCATCTGCAAAAGAATTTTCTGTCCCTATTTTAGCAATTTCCCAATCTTATGGAGATTTAAACAATCTTTTAGGTAAAAATATTTTATTCAGAAGGTATGTTAAAAAATCACCTTACTTAGATTTGACTGCTAATATTCAAGATTCTTATGTAGATACAGATAGTTATTATTTAACTTCTAATGGGTTTCCAGAATATCAAATAAATCCTTTAAATTTTGAAGCAGCATTTACTTTAAATTCAAGTAATTATACTTCATTAGATACTTCTCAAGGTAATCATTATTTCCAAACTGGTGATGAAGTTACTGTAAGTAGTTATACAGAAACTTCTGGATTTGAAAATGTAATTGGAATTCAAACTGGTATTTCATATTATGTTAATAGGTCTAACAATTTTCAAATTAATTTATCTCAATCTAGAAGTGATCTTGAAAATTCATTATATATTACATTTGTAGAATTTGACGAAAATAATATAGAAATTGGAAGAATTTCTAATGTTAACTTGGTTCCAAATTCTCAATATAATCAAAGTTTTGGTTCCAATAAATTATTTAAAAAATTTCCAAAAAATAATTTAATATCAAATATTAAAGAAGAAACACAACCAGGAAATATTGCAGTATTTGTTAATGGAATAGAATTAAAAAATTATAAATCTTTTGATAAAATTTATTATGGAGGAATAGATTCTATAGATGTATTAAATTCTGGATCAAATTACAATTTAAATAATCCTCCCCAATTTAAAGTAATCTATGAAGATGTAGAATATCCAAATACTAAAATCATTCCCCAACTAAAAGGAAGTATAATTGATTTATCTATAACTGATCCTGGATTTGATTATATTGAAGTTCCAACAGTAAAAGTTTTGGGGGGAAATAATACAAGTGTAGTTACTGAAGTTAAAATGAAAAATGTAACTAATCAAGTTACATTTAATGCATCAACTAAAGATACTGTTATCAATACAGTATCAGATAAATTTATTTTTAATTCTAAACATAACTTTATACTAGGAGAACCAGTTTTATACAAAACTCTTGGAACTACTGCTATTGGAATTGGAACTGCTACCTCAGATGGATTTTTGATAGACAATTCTGTATATTATGTTTCTAACATTGGTGCAGGAACTTCTATGAGTCTTGCTTTTAATCAATCTAATGCATTATCACAAACAAATTTAATTAATCTTAGAACTTATGGAGGAGGATTCCAAAGTTTTATCTCTACTCTTCCAAAAAAAGGAATTGATGAAGTAAATATTATTCAAAATGAAAAAGATTTTGAATATAAAAAATTATCATTTACTAGTGATGATGTCAATATTCAAGATAATATTATTTCTATACAAGAGCATGGATTTTCTACTGGCGAAGAAGTTCTTTATACTTGGTCTGCTGGCATTGGAACTACTGTTGGAGGAACTATAGTAGGATTATCCTCTGGCACATTTTATTATGTGTCCAAAGTAGACAGTAATAATTTTAAACTTTCAAATATTAAAAATGATGCCAATTATGTAGATTTTACATCTTCAAACAATTATACCACATATTTTCTAGAATACTCTCCAATTAGAGTTGAAATTTTAGGTACAATTTCTGTATCTGGAATATCTACTCTTGGATATAATGCTACTATAGTTCCTATTGTTAAAGGGATAGTAACTGAAGCAAAAATTCAAAAAAATCCTGTCACTCTTTCAACAGATAATTTTGGCAATAAAAATATACTTAATTATGAAAAAAATCCAACTATTGAAATAGTAGAAGGTGTTAATGCATCTTTACAACCACTAGTGGTAGATGGAAGAATTAATGAAGTTGTTGTTAAAAACTCTGGTTCTGGTTATTTTAATTCATTAGAACTTATTGTAACTGGAAGTGGATTTGGAGCAAAACTTGAACCTATTATTTCTCAGGGGTCTATTACATCAGTCAAAATTGTAAATGCTGGCGTAGGATATGCTTCTAGCAATACATCAATACAAATTGTTTCAATAGGAAAAAATGTAAACTTAAAGGCAAAATTAAAATCTTGGACAGTAAATGATATAATTAAAAATGGATTATCAAATATTGAAGATGGTGCAATTTTTGGTAAAAATTATTCTAATGTTGGAAATACTTATGGAGTGTATTTCTTAAATCAAAGTTTAAGGCAATTTTTAAATATTCCAAATTCACCAGCAAATCATTCTCCAATTGTTGGATGGGCATATGATGGATGTCCAATCTATGGACCTTATGCTTTTGATAATATAGATGGGACTGGATCAATAATTAGAATGAGAAGTGGATATACTTATAACAATACAGTTGGTAGTATTTTTACTTTGGTTGAGGATTATGTTTTTAATAATTCAGGAACTTTGGATGAATATAATGGAAGATTTTGCGTTACTCCAGAGTATCCAAATGGGGTTTATGCATATTTTTGTACTTTAGATACTACAAATACACCAGAATTTCCTTATGTAATAGGTCCAAAATATAATTATACTTCAACACAAGAAAATTTTGATCTTAAAAATAATCAAACATTAAACTTTAATAATTTTAATATTGTTAAATGGACTTCTCCATATAGAGTAGAAGATAATCATTATAAGTATGAATACTTTGAATTCTTCAATAATTCAAATGAAAAGGATATAATAGTTCAAAAAACATCTACTGGCGTTGTAGATGAAATTAATATTATAGATGGTGGATTAGATTATCAAGTAAATGATTCTGTTATATTTGATGATGAAGGAACTTCTGGTTTTGGAGCAATTGCAAAAGTTTCAGAAATTGGTGGTGTTGGTATTAGTACTATTTCTAGTAGTACTACCAATTTTTCAAATGTAACTTTTATTTCTGATGGAACTACCACAACAGGAATTGCATCAACTTACCATTCTTTAAAAAACAATTCTTATGTAAACATATCTGGAGTTTCTACTTACTTTAAAGAAATAGAAGGGTTTAGAAAAATTTCAACCTTTAATATTTCCACTAGATTAACTTCAAATATTGGACCATCATCAACAACTGGAATAGTTACATCAATTCAAGTCAATGAACCTATCAATTCTTTTGATATAGATTCTCAAATAAAAATTAATAATGAAATAGTAACAGTAATAGGTTTAGATTATAAAAATAATTTAATTAATATTTTGAGAGATTCTGGAAATCCTTCACATACAACAACAGAAGTAGTTGAACTACTGTCAAATAAATTTACATTTGATTCTTCTGGCATTACTTCTGCATATTCTATAAAAAATGAATCCTATTATTTTAATTCCACCAGATCAGTATCTGTTGGTATTGGAACTTCTGTTGGAATTGGAAATACATTAACAATATATCCTCTTGGTATTGGAGTTTCATACTTTAAGTATGTTCCTACTGGTGGAATTTACTTGCCAAATAATAAATTTAATACAGGAGATAAAGTTAATTATACTTCAGGAACTTCTACAATAGTATCAAATTATGGCAACCTATCTTCCCTTTCAGAATTATATGTATTAAAACTTGAAAATGATATAGTTGGTCTTGTTACAAGTAAAACTAATATTTCAAATCCAAATAAAATTTTAACATATACAGCAGCTGGTACTGGTAGTTTACATAAATTTACTACTAATAGAAATGTAATTGTAGGAACAGTAACCAAAAATGAATGCACAGTATCAACTGCATCTACTCACGGATTGAGTTCTGGCAATTTAATTAAATTAAATGTAACTTCTGGAATTTCTACTACATTTACAGTATCATATTCAACTAATAGAGTATTAATAAATTCACAAGTTAATCCAAAGATTGATGTTTATACTAATGATCAAGTAATTTTTGATATATCTTCTGCAACTTTATCTGGAAAGGTTTTCAATTTATACACAGATGAAAACTTTGAAAATCCATATTTTGGAAATGTGAATAATGGAATAGAAGTTGTTAAAACTGCAACTCAATTAACTTTAAACATTAGTGAATATACTCCAAGAAATCTTTTTTACAATTTATCTTCTACAATATTAGATAAATCAGTATCAAATTATAATCAATTAAATGTCAATAACAGTTTATATAACACTGAAATAGGTATCAATACTTCAACTGATTATACATTTACATTTAATTTAAATGTAACACCAGAAAGAGTATTATACACTACCCCATCCACTTTATCATATTCAGTTTTATCAGAAGAAATTAAAGGTCCAATAGTAAATGTAGAAATTTTATCTAAGGGATCAAGTTATAAGAAATTGCCACAAATTATATCAATTGGAAGTTCTTTTGGTAATGGTGGCAATTTATTTGCTAATAGTTATACAATAGGTAAAATTTTACAAACAAAAGTTAATAATACTCAATTAATATGCCCATCAGATAAAACATTAAAACCAGAATCAAAAGTATTTTCATCTTTAAAATTAACAGATAATTATACTGTCAATTCTTTAAACATATTATCTAATGGTAAAAATTACATTACAGCACCAAGAATAGAATTGTATAATTTAACTGAAAATCAAATTATTTCAAATTTTTCTGCTTCTGCCATTTTAAAAAATTCTTCTATAAATGATATCAATCTTATAAATCCTGGATATGGATTAAAATCTAGTGATAATCAAATTGTAGTAACAAACAATACAAATGGATTCCAAATTATTAATGTTAGTGTAGTAGGAACCACTCCATATGTAGTTTCCTTAACACTAAGAACACCCACATCAGGTTTCAGCACATCTAATCCACTTCCAATCTCAGTTGGAGATGAAATTTTTGTAGAAGGAATTATTGGTAATGGAAATGGATTTAATTGTCCAGATTATGATTATCAACCAGTTATGGCAACTTTTGTAGATCCTGCATATGGGTCTCAGGATGCTGCTATTGTAAAATATGAATTAACTACTAATCCAGGATCATATGATAGTACAGCAACATATAATGCTTATGTTACTCCATATTCATATATTCCAAAAATAAAAGCAGTATTAACACAAAATATTTTTTACAACAAAGAATATGTTAATAATGCTGAAATAATTGATAATTTAAATAATAGTCCAATAACAAATATAATAAAAGTTAAAAATTCCAATAATATTAGAGTTAATGATATTATTTCTGGAGCAGCATCTAAATCCCAAGGTAAAGTAACACAAATTGACAATTTTAATTCAACATTTACTTCAGATTCTAGTGTTTCTGAAATTATAGGAGGACAAGAAAATAGAGGATATCTTTCATCTAATATTCAAAAATTATCAGATAATGATTATTACCAAAAATTTTCATATTCATTAAAAAGTACTAAATCTTTTTCTGATTGGGATTCGCCAGTTTCTGATACATCACATATTGCAGGGTATAAGAAATTTAGCGATTTAAGTGTAGAATCTGTAGGAATTGGAACTACACAATCTATAAAAACAGATTCTGTTTCAACAGTTAATGTTATTTTAGATTCTTATGGCAATGTAAATTCTATTAAAGATTATGATTTGGTTAATGAATTAGATATTGATGATACAAATGGAGAATATTCACAGTATTTAAAATTTAATAGATTAAAACTTGGACAAAGTTTAAGATTTACCAATAATAGAGTTTTATCCATAGATGATATTTCAAACTTATTTACTACAGAACCAATTGTTCCAACTATTATAGTAGATAGCACTTTTGATGTAAATTCTACTGTTTTAAAATATGAATTTTATCTATCATCAACACAATCATTTTTGGGAGATTTTGTATATCCAGAAGTATTTGAACTTCTTATTACAAAAAATCTTAATGATTATAATTTAGTTTCATATTCTTATTATGCAGATATTATAAATTTAGGTTCTAATGGATTTTTTGGATCTTTTTCTGTTGTTACAAATCCATTAAACGTAAATGAATCTATATTATATTTTACTCCAACAAATCCATTTGTTACAATAGATATTAGAGCAATTAAAGAAATTGCTCCAAGTGCAGTTGGAATTGCAACCACAACCTTTGGATACACTAGAAATGTAGAACTTTGCAATACTTATGCTGCCTCAGGAAGTCCAACTCCTGAAGTATTTTATACAATTCCAATTTCAAATTGCAAATCTGGAACTTTAATTGTAGGAATTTCATCTATTGGTAATAATATCGAAAGATCATTTGAAGTATCATTTGTAAATATTTCTAATGACATATTTACAAGCACATATTCAGAAAATACTTTAAATAATTTAGGAACAGTTGGCATATCAACTAATGGATCTAATATAGAATTTAGTTATACTGGGGTTGTCGGAATAGGTGTTACTTTACAAACCAATTTAAAATTTCTTACAAATACTTATGCTGGATATGATAGTTTTTCCAAAACATTTTCTAAATTTGTAAGTTCTCAAATAACTACAAGTTCTCTATCCATAGGGATTTCTACAATTTCTGGAATATATGGATATAGTAAATATATTATGGAAATTGAGCAGAATACAGGAATTAGTACACAAAGATCAATAATACAACTCAATTCTGTTCATGCTGGAAACTATGTAAATAATACTGTATATGATATAAATGGAAATATTAGTTTGAATGATTTAAATTTTGATACAACTTACAATATTAGTGGAAATACTTATACATTATATTTTAATCCAGTAACTTCTGCAACTTATAAAATTACATTCTATGAATCAAGTTTATTATCTCCAAATCAATAATAAATATTCATAAAAATGCCGATTAACGAAATAGGTACATTATATACGCCTTCAATTTATGGAAGAAAGTCTTTTCCATTAAATCATAAAGGAGATCCAATCTTTTATAAAACTTTTGACGCACAAAGTATTAATGTTGTAAATATAAATTCAGACACAATTAATATTCCAAATCATTTTTTTAAAACTGGCGAACCATTAAAATATAGTTATGATGCATTAAGCACTCCTATTGGAATTTCTACATCAAGTCCTGGGGCATTAGGAATAACTACACAATTTCCAAGTACAGTTTATCCTGTAGTTGTAGATAAAAATAATATTAAAATATCCTTAGGATCATCATATGCAGCAAATAATCAATGTGTAGATATTACATCTTTAGGAATAGGAACACAACATTCATTTGAAGCATTTAAACAAAATTCTAAGTGTTTAATTACTCTTAATAATATTATACAATCTCCAATTTCTGTAGGATCAACAGTTAAAGTTATTAGTTATACAGAAAGTAGTTTATTTGTTAATAGTTTACAAAATATAAAAATAGGAACTTGTTTAAAAATTAATAATGAAATAGTTAGAGTATCTTCTATTAATTATGATACCAAAGAAGTAAAACTTTCTAGGGGAACTGATGTTTTAGGAACAGATATAGTTACATTTTCATCTTCACTTATAGG